AAAAAGTCTATTATAGTAGACGACAATAGCGACTGGAGAAGTAAAAACTACGATTGCTTTGGCGTTTGTACCGATTATATATTATGAAAAAAGCAATAGTAACAGGAATTTTAGGGCAGGACGGGGCGAATATGTCGGAGTTCCTTTGCCTTAAAGCGGAAGCGGAGTTAGAGGTTTACGGCATGATGCGCAGGACATCTAACGCTAACTTTTCCAACATTGATTCCTTTAAAAACCACCCAAGGTTCAATCTTGTTTGTGGAGATCTCTCAGATGAAGTGTCAATAGACAAGCTGGTCAAAGAGATTCGGCCAGATTATTTCATTAATTTTGGAGCAAATTCTTTTGTTGGGTGCAGCTGGGATATGCCTTTGCAGGTTTTTGACGTTAATACTTTGGGGGTTATTAGGTGTCTTGAGGCTATTCGTAAATTTAAGCCAGACTGTCGTTTCTACAGCGCCGGAAGCTCTGAAGAATTTGGGGACGTCGACTATTCCCCCCAAGACATTAAGCACCCTATTAAAGCTCGAAGCCCCTACGGAGCCGCTAAAGCGGCAGCTCGTCACGTTGTTAAAGTCTACAGGGAGTCTTACGATATGTTTGCCATTCACAGCATTCTTTTTAACCATGAAGGCCTTCGACGAGGAGAGGAATTTGTAACCCGAAAGATTACTAAATCTGTTGCAAGAATAAAAAAATCCATTGACAAAGGACAAAAGTTTAAACCACTTCAACTTGGCAACGTAAAAGCCAGAAGAGACTGGTCAGACTCAGAGGATTTTGTAAAAGGGGTTTGGCTAATGCTTAACCAAGACGAGCCAAAAGAATACGTTTTATCCAGTAACGAAACCCACTCTGTTAAAGATTTTGTTTCTAAGGCTTTTGACGAGGCGGGCATTCCCGGACTTTGGAGCGGGGAGGGTATGGATGAAAAGTTTAGGGTTTTTCAAGAGAATATTATTTTAGCTGAAATAAACGAAGAATTTTATCGACCAGCGGAAGTCGACCTGCTTTATGGAGACTCTACTCCAGCTAGGAACGACCTAGGATGGAGCCCGCAAATTTCATTTGACAAGCTGGTTCGGCGCATGGTACAAAACGACCTGCGCTTAGAATCATGAGAGTTCAGCTTACTTTATTTAAAGAAGAACAGAAGAAGCCCGAGAAGCAAACCGACCCAAATAGCGGGCACCACAGGTTTATTGTCGACAACCTTCTCGTTGACTACAGAAAGAACACTTATGTTTATCAGCTAAAGCTAGCCAAGCAACTTTTTACAAAGTTCCCCGATCCAGATTTTTGGAAGTTTTTGATAGGGGAGTGTGACAAAGTTTACACTCTTAAAGACTTTCTTACCCCAGAGAAACAACAATGGCTTAAACTTAAACAGAAAAAAAGAAACCTTGACTTCAAACCAACCCCAAAGCATACTCTATCTGAGGATTTTTTCTATCAGATTGGAAACGATTCTTACAGCCCAACTCCGAAGACTAAAACTGATTTTATAAACCATGAGCCAGAAGAAGATTGAAAGCCTACTACAAGACAAGAGATTTAAGCCTCACCACTACAACACGGGTGATGTAATAGACTGGTGCTCAAGCACGGGAAGCCTATCCCTTGATATGTTTCTTGACGGAGGCCTTTCTCCGGGAATAATCAGACTCTCCGGAGAGCCTGAGAGCGGTAAGACCAGTTTCGCTTTAAATTGCGCCAAGATATTTCAGGAGTCAATCAAGGATTCGTTTGTTTTTTATGTCAACGCGGAAGGTAGACTTAACAAAACCCTTCTCGAGAGAACCGGGATCTCTACAAAAAAAGATAAATGGTTTTGCTTTGACAGCAACATGCTTGAGCCAAGCTTGGGAATGATTAAGGAATTAATTACAGACAATCCAGATGGCAAAAAATATCTTTTCATTTTAGATTCTTCCGACGCTCTCTGTAGAATGGAAGACTTAAATAAAGAGTTTCAACAGGGTCAAAAAGTAGCCGGGTCTGCTGTGACTTTTTCTTTTGCAGGTAAAGCGCTTAGCCTTCCGGTTACTAGGTTTGGTCACGCTATGATGGTTCTGTCTCAAACTAGAACTAAGATGAACACGATGGGCTACGGCGGAGGCGGAGGCTCAACTGTTTCCGGAGGCAAGGCTTTGGGGTTTTATAGCTCTACCATGGCTGAGATACAAGCACTGTGGACAGATCTTTATATTTGGGAAAACCCAACCGCCCCTTCGATTAAAGATAAAGGCAAGCGGCTGGGGCATTACTGCGTAATGCGTTTTACAAAAACTAGGAACGAGAAGACGGGTCAAGAGGTCGCTATACCCGTTAAGTATTCGCAAAAAGGCGGAGCAATCTGGAAAGAGGTTGAAATTTATATGCTTTGCCTTCAGTGGGAAATGATTAAAAAGTCAGGCGCTTGGTTCACATTCTCCGACTCATTAGTTGCCGAAGCTGAAGAGGCCGGAATAAAGATAATTCAAAAACACCAAGGAGAGAGGAAAGTCTGGAACTACCTTGCCGACAACCCAGATCTATTAGAGTTCCTTGAAAAGAAATTTAGCCAATTAATATGAGGCTATACAATGTCAGAGGCAGGCTACAAAGTAAAAATGTTAATAAATATTTAATTGACTGGGACGCTAAGTGCAAATCAAAAATACAAAAAAAAGTAAAAGACTTCTTTAGGTGTCACTGGGAGAGCCACGTAGTGTATGAGGAATTTCCCGTCTTCGGTAGCAGACTTAAAGTAGACTTACTTAATGCAACAAAAAAAATAGCGGTAGAAGTGCAAGGACAACAACACACTTCCTACAACAAGTTTTTTCACGGATCAAGAACAGGCTACTGGAAATCAATAAAAAGAGACGTAACTAAAGAAAACTGGCTAATAAACAATGAATTTCAGTTAGTTGAGGTGAATTATGACGAAATCGAAGACCTCTCAAAAAAATTTCTAAAAGAACACTACGGTATCATTTTATGAATAATTGTGTAATATTAAACATGAATGACAAGAAACCCTTTCACATGCCGACGAGCATACTTAAGCAAGTAGATGAATGCTCATTTGGAGGGTTTGTTCTTTTCTCTTTTGATGGAGAGGGAAACCCTCAAGTTCATAGCAAGTTCGACAATAGCCTTAACGCAATGGCTGTGCAGCAGTTTGTAGGCAACTGGACAAAAGCTGTAGAGATGATGAATTGCGAAAACACGCTAAATACCCTACAGGGTAGCTATGACGAGGATTCCCCAGAACCAGAGGATACTTTTGATCCATATAACGAAGACGAAGAAGAACTATAATTAATGTCAGCAGGAGTATATTCCCAACAAATCGAAAGGCAAGTACTAGGAGGGTTAATAAACAACCCAACTGCCTATTTAGATATAGAGAGATTTATATCAGCACAAGATTTCTACACAGAAACTCACGGTACGATATATAATGTAATTAAAACAATATTATCAAAGGGAGAATCTTTAGATAAAGTAATACTTTCTCAAAAAATTCAAAACCTTGGAATATCATTTAAAGATGACTGCAATATTTTTGATTACATAAACAGTATATCTTTCACGCAGATTACAAAATCCGCAACGTTCAATACGGCGCAGGAGCTAGCTAAAATTACCGCCAGAAGGCAGACCTATCTCACAGGTCAGAAGCTAATGAAGTACTCCAAAGACAACGGAGAGAAGTCAATTAACGATTTCATAGCTGGCGCAGATTCCATTTACAACGAGAACGTCGCAACCTTCACAACCGAGGAGGCCCCTTCTAACATTTTCGACGGCATCTCCGACATGATTGAAGACAGGGCTCGAAACCCTAACGACGACACAGGATTACTAAGCCCTTACCCAGAGTTCAACAGAATGTATGGAGGACTGCGGAGAGGAAACCTATACGCAATAGCTGCAAGGCCGGGACAAGGCAAGACAACTTGGATAAACGATTTATGCTTTAAGATAGGAGTCAAAAACAAAGTAAAAGCCCTTGTTCTCGACACAGAGATGAGCAAAGAGGAGATGCAGTTTCGTCTTATAGCTTCAATCAGCGGGATTCCAGTCTGGCATCTAGAAACCGGAAACTGGAGAAGAGACAAGGAGATGTGTGACAAGTTTGTAGCAGCGAAAGAACAACTAAAACAATACAATTATCACCACCACCACATCGGCAACAAAGACATCGACCAAGTTTGCGCCTTAGTCAAGAGATGGTACTACTCCGAAGTGGGGAGGGGTAACGACTGCGTCATTGCATATGATTACGTTAAGCTCACCGGAGAGAAGGTGGACAGAAACTGGGCCGAATACCAAGCTATCGGAGAGAAGGTGGATAAACTCAAAAAACTAGCGGAAGAACTAAACTGCCCCATCATTACCGCCATGCAGTTAAACAGGTCTGGAGAAGGCCAAAACAGGATTGATGACAGTTCAGCTATATCGCTTTCCGATAGGCTTCAATGGTTCGCCAGCTACGTTGGTATATTTCGCAGAAAATCCGAAGATGAACTAGCCCTAGACGGAGAGAACTTTGGAACGCATAAACTCATAACACTAAAATCCCGCTTTCAAGGCAGGGACGCAGCAGGACACAACGACTATATCAGAAGGGTCACCGGAGACGGAGCTGAGAGATACGTTAGCAATTACGTTAAC